GTAAAAGTTTATAGTAATCCTTTGAAGATAGTATTCCATTTGAATATGTTTGAAACTCATTTATGGCTTCACCAAATTCAGGTTCCATTGAAAAGAAACGAGCAATCATATAATTGCTCCAAGATTTAGTATCTTCTTCTGAAAGGTCTTCCCATTTAGTTTTGCGAATGGTAACACCCTTTATATGATCAAATAAACTTTTTGCAGCCATGATATTCCTTAGTCATTAAGTTGTTGTCTTTTACTTGGTAAAAATTCATCGTTGATGTTACCACATTCCAAACAGGCATAAGTTGGAATTGGTAAAATGCCTTCTTGTCCAGTTGGTGAAAGAAGTGCAGAAATCTTTTTGAAGAATGTTACTTCATGGAAAAACTTGTTTCCACAATTTGAACATTCAATATCCGTTGCCTGATTTAAGTCCACATTTACTTGTTGTGTTTCTTGTTGTGGTGGTCCACCACCATTGATGTCATAAATACCCATCATTTTCTCCTTTGTTCAATTTCCATAATAATTTGAATAAACATAGCCATGGCATTTATTTCATGGTCTACAACAAAACTGTCTTTGTATTGTGCCTCAGCAATTATCAAAATGATAGTTGAAACAAAACCATTGGCGAATGTATCAACATTATCATAAAGATAACGAAACATTTGATTAAAGTCTCTAACATGATTGTCAGCGAGTAACTGACGAATACCATCGAACTTTTCTTTTTTACTTTTACTTGATTTCAGAACATCTAAAATAGATGAAAGATAATTATGTTCTACCAAAGTTGTTTCATCCAATTTCAGAACACCACCGATAACACATCTTTGAGTTGTGTTAATAACACGGCGAATATCTGGATAAGATTGATTGATAATTGTTACAAGACTATCTTTTTCATACTTTACATTTTCACCATCAAGAATTTTTACAAGGTGTGAAGCAACTTCTTTCTTCGATGGCGGAACTATATTGAATATCTGACAACGAGACTGAATAGGATCGATAATCTTATCCACATAGTTACAAGTCAAAATGAAACGAGTTGTCTTACTGAATGTTTCGATTACATTACGAAGTGCCGCCTGAGCATTCGGTGTCATGTAATCACATTCATCAAGGATAATCAGCTTCAATCCACCGAAACCAATCGAAGAAGCAAACTGTTTGATTTTATCACGAACAGTATCTACGGAGTTTTCATCGGATGCGTTGATATAAATGTAGTTATCTTTTGCAATAGTATTTGCAACAATCTTAGCAAGTGTGGTTTTACCACTACCAGCGTCACCATAAAGTAGTAAGTGAGGAACATCGTTTGTGTCAATATATTGTTGAAAGGTTGCCTTTACAGTATCGTTGCCAACATAAGTGTCAAGTGTTTGTGGGCGATACTTTTCATTCCAAATTGTGTGTGAGGGGTTAAACATAACATACCTTAATGTTTGATAAATTCATATACTAATATACAAAATTTCTAGATAAGAACCAAATTATTTTTGAAAAACAAAGATTGGCTCTCTTTTATATCCTGCACCCATGACGGCAGATAGTATCAGTTGTAGGGTATCGGTGTGAGTAAAGCCAACCAAGTTGGCATACTTTATAGTCATTTCTTCGAGGTCTTTATACTTTGGTGTGTTGGCTATGTTGATTAACATATAGCCACCCTTTTTCAATCCATGATAACAATTCCGAAATGTTCCTTGTAAGAAACCAGAACCCCAATCTTCTCTTGTTGGAAACTTATGATTGAGTTTCTTCATCTGCATATCTCTCTGTATCGAAATATGGCGGTGAAGTAAAACACAAGTCCAATGATTCTGCTTCTGGAAGATAGTCCTCTGAACCCATCATGTTTAATTGAATATCCTTACCAAGATATGCAAAGTCATCACGAAGTTTACAAAGTCCTTCAAATGTTTTCGTAGATGGTTCTGTTCCGATATAAGTTTTGATATATGGTGAAGCAAGAGCACCCACCAATCTCCCACCCCAACCACAAGACATATCCCACATAACGCCATCACCGCCAAATTTTTTATAGATAACACCGGCGGCAGTTGGTCTGAAATTGGAAACACCTTGAACACCGGAATATATTTTTAGCGATTGACGCAAACGGTTTTCTTGAAAAGAACCACCCCAATGTTTTGATAACCATTTCAAACATTTACGAATAGTCATTTTGAATGTTTGGTCATTCAGAAAATTATCCATAGGAGACATTTTAGAATTGCCACACTTTACTTCCATTGCATGAGGAAAGTATGACCACGCCAATCGAAGTCCGTTCATGGTTTGAATTATATCACCGTCTTTGAAAATAGAATCATAATCAAACTGTTGAAGTTTTCTCATGTGTTCATGTTTTTCTTGTTCGGTGATTTTCATATACGGATAACCGTGTTTGCGGTAATACTGAAAGATACAATCAATCGTATCATCCAATTCTCTTTTACCGGCAAAGTATTCACCCGTTTCTTTCCACAGACGAACTTCTAGCGGATCAACATCGAAGAATTTACCAAGACTATCACTATCTACTTTCATATTATGGTTTATAGAATACAAATATCGGCTCGTGTTTGAACCACTCACCGTTGAATAAAACTTTATTTGCAAGTCTCTCTGGATCGGAATTACCAATCATCTTTGTCATTAACATACACATTTTACCTTTGTATTCCATACCAAGTGATTTCAATATCTCAATAGAATCTTCTTCAAGATGAATTGTTTTATTTGCAGATACTTTGATATTTGCAATGTTCCAACAAAGGTATCTATCGTTTTTCAAATATCTAACAGCAGTTTCAAGTGTTGGGCGAAGAAAGTTATCTCTCCAATCTGCATACTCGCCATGTGATTTGTATGACTGTGTTTCATCTTTGGAATTTAGGATTGTGTTGTATCAACTCCGAACCATCTTGGAAAACTTCGTATGTATGATTTTCTTTTACATCAAAAAATCTTGATGATAGAGAACTACCTTTCTCACCAATAGACTTCAAATAAAAATCAGCAAGATATTCATAACGAGTAATTCCCAAATCAGGAATAGAATTATCTGTATTTGGATCCGTTCCAACATAATGTATTGCACGACTGACAGACATTGCACCGAGTATTCTACCACCCCAACCTGCACTTGGATCATATACCGTAACAGTTTCACTTGCTGGAATATGTTTTGTAAAATGTTCATACAAAAACTTTGCAGTCATTGGTGGAAAGTTTACAGCCGGTTGTGAGAATGAAATACGGAATATCTGGAATGCTTGTGGGAACAACCGTGCACTTTTTTCATACACTCTAACCAAAAACACATTTACCCTCGGTTCTTCACCATCTTTTTTGATCATGAATGTATCTGTTAATTCATCAATATCACCAAGATAAAATGTCATACTTTCATCAAGTGTTCCATCCTTTACAAACTCACGAATTTCGTCTGCCTTTATAGTCAGATACTTCGTATACTTTTTATTGTATGTTTCAAGTGTACAAGATATTTTTGAAATACGCAAACCTTGTCCATCAAATCTACCATCACCATTCTTAAATGCTAAAAAGAAATCTCTAAGCGTTTCTCCCTCACGGAAGTATGGATTTTTAATTTGATTGGATGAAATTGATTTACTATACAAATACATTGAGTCATTGTATAGTGTGCGTTTCATAACATGAAGAAAAGTATCTTTCATTTCATCTGTAAAGAAATCGTAAATAGATCTCGCAGTTTCTTCCGATGTTCCACCCCCAATTTTTGTCTTTAACATAGTTGGGAAGAATTGATTGGCGGCAGAACCGTTTTTAGAAAAATTGGCAATGACGCCGATTATGTCAGCGTCATTACCTTTTTCTGGACTATGAAAAATCTTTGATGTATTGAATTGACGGAGCTTTGAAAATGATTGCACGATTTCTTCCTCACTCCTGCCAACAAGTGGCGGTTTGCCGTTTTCATCCCAATCTTTCAAAAACCTTTGACGCAATTCTTATAGAACATCACTTTTTTCATAGAAATACTTTTTCATCAGTTGTTATCCAATTTTACTAAATAATACTTTGCTTCAAAGTCATCAATATCAAATTCAACTTTTGCCAAACCTTGTGAAGAAACTTTAAGTGTTCCACCGTTAAGGTCTTTATTAGCAGCAAGAATACCATTGAAGTATTTTGCAGAGAAACTAATTGGATCTATATCACCACTTGCATTACAATCAATATCAATAGAGATACGATTTGAATTTGTATTTGAATATCCAAGAACAATTTGATACTTGTTCAATTTCTCATTCTTCAATACAGTAAACTTTTCAATATCAGACAAAGCGGATTTGGCTTTGATGAACTTATCAATAAATTCTTTTGTAATTGTAATATCCAATTCAAATTCAGGCAATTCTTTTAGGTCTGGTGCAGGTGGAATAACTGCAAGGTCAGCCAACATATAATTCACAGTAGTTGATTTATCATCAATAGTTAATGAGAATGCCTTATCACCAGCACCGTTCACTTGAAAGTTCACCGTGTTTCCAAGAACACCCAACAAACTTACAAGCAGGTCTGTATTGTAAACCCCAAATTTCCAAGCATCACCTTGAAAACTTTTTAACTTAACTTCGCCAACAACACACTTATCATCGGAAATAAAACGAGTGGATAGTCCACCGTTCACATTCCAAGCAACAGATTGAATCAACTTACCCAAGTGATACTTGCTGATAAAGTTGAGCAACTTTGATTTTTCCATAACAAAAATCCTTAATGATTAGAAAATAATGTATACAAATATACGAAAAAGTTTTGAATTATCAAAACGAAAAAAACTTTTGTGCAACTTTTTTATTCTCGGTGGGGAAGTCCCACTTCATTGCCTCATAAAAGTTTCTCAACTTGCCATCCAATTCAGACACAAATAATTCGTTGGCATCAAAATGTTCCTTGATAAACTCAATGATTTCATCTGGATCAGAATCACCACGAAACGCCAACTCTTCCAAACCATATTTGTTGGCTTTCAAATAAGCAATTTTAACCTTATCACCATTTTTGATTGGCGGAAACTTTGGAGGACAACCAAATACTTTTAACAAATTATTGTAATTCATTGCCGCCTTAATGTGTGATGGTGTTCCCTTACCAAACTTACCGAGAACGTCATCACTAACCATACTTGCATATTTCTTAATGTCTTTTATCGAAGATGTTTTTGCAACTTCTGAAAACAACACAGTATTCAAATTTCTTTTGAAAGTCAAAATGTTCTCATCGATTTCTTCTTTGTCCTTGTCTTTGAGAATATCTACCATGACTTCTCTCATAAGTTTCTGAAATGATTTTGGAAATGATGAACGAACAATATCCAATCCTTTTACTTCCAACTTATCCATAGGAACACCGTTGTCAGAAATAATCCAAAGTGCATATCTCTTTTTCTTTTGCCAGAAACCAGTTCTACCAATCATTTCTTGTTTGATTTCTAAACGATGCTTCTCTGCATTGAATATCTTTTTAGCAAACACATCGTAAAATTGATTGACATAGTTTTGAACTTCGGTTGCAATCTCATAAATCTTTGGTGTCATCAATTCAATGTTGTCAGTATCAATGTCCGGAAATCTATTCTTAACAAGTGGGAGACATGAAACAAACACAGAATCCGTATCAACATATTGAACATAATCA